CGCGCGTGTTCGGCGAACTGGCGCTCGAGAGCTGATGCGGGTCATCGAGGGGCCTGAGCTCGCGCCGCACAGGTGTGCCGCGTTCCCCTCGGTGGGGGCGGGGCATCCGGGGCGTTTCGTGGACACGGGCAGCGACTTGTTCGATGGGTTCACGACGCAGCGGGTGTACCTGTCCGACCTGGCCGTGGTTGAGGCCGCCGGCCTGCTCGGGCTGGTGGATGGGGTTGAGCTGAAGCAGCGCGTCTCGGATCTGGAGCGTGAGATCGAGGGGATGCGCGCTGAGGTCGCTGAGGCGCGCGCTTTGGCGAACGCGGTGGATGTCATGGAGTCCGCGGGTTTCACGGCCCGGAAGAAGCCGGGTCGCCCGGCTAAGCAGACGGTGGAGGTGTAGCCATGGGCCGCAGGACTGTTCACCCGTTGTACGAGGTTGATGGGTTCGTTGGGACGGACACGTCTCAGACGTTCACGGGGGAGGAGTCCGGTGAGACCCCGGGCCGCCCGATCAACCCTCTTTTGGGGGGAAGCGGAGTCGCCAGCATCGTCTACACGGGGTCCCTTGGCGCCGCGCGCCCCGCAGGCTCGTCGGTCATCTGGATCGGGTGGCCGTCGCGCCCGACGAACGCCCAGGCCAACGACATCCGGATCGCCGCCTGATGCCCATCAACGGCGTCCTCACCACCGGCCCGGCCGTCTTCAACCCCGAGTCCGCGGCGTTCGGCTCCGCTGGGCGTGCGTCGGGCATCTTCACGATCGCGGGCGCCGAGAGCATCGGCATGTCCGGCAGCAGCTACACGGACGGCACGATGGAGGCATGGGTCAAGACGACCAGCTCCGGGACCCAGGTCGCGGTCGGTGCGAACCAAGGGCACTGGGTCGGCAGCGTTGGCGGCAAGGCGACAGCGAGCATCGGCTCGAACTTCTGGGACACCACCGTCGCGATCAACGACGACGCCTGGCACCACCTCGCGCTCGTCTGGATCGCCGGGAAGCCGCGGTTCTTCGTCGACGGCAACCTGGAGAAGACCTCCGAGACGCCCGTGACGGGCACGCCGCAGTCCGCGACCATCGGCAACCTCGGCGGCTCCGGGTTCCCGTGGACCGGAGCTATCGACGAGGTCCGCTTCAGCACCGTGGCGCGGTACTCCGCGAACTTCACGCGGCCCATCCTCTCCTTCTCCAACGACGCGAACACGGGCGCTAAGTACCACCTCGACGGCGACGCGAACGACACGGCCGGCAGCACCACAAGCGACGGCCTCACAGGCCCCGCCGCTGGACTCGCTCCGACCACCATCGACCCTGACGACCCGGGCATCGTCTACAGCCCCTACAACTGGGACGTGTCGAACGTCCGGGCGATGTCGACGAACCCGGGCGCCTACTTCAAGACGCTCATCGACGGGGACCCCGCCTCGATCGCGTTGACGTTCGACGTGTCGGGCGCGTCCCCCGACACGAAGCTCGCGATCCGCGTCGACCAAGGCGGCTGGCAGTACGAAGACCTCGCGGCGCTCGTCCCGGTCGACATCCCAGACAACCCGTGGACGAAGCACCACCTCGAGGTCGTCCTTCGGGCCACGCTCGTAGACGGCGGCCAGCGGTGGTTCGCCCCGACGAACTGCGTGAAGCTCACCGGCATCGTCGTCTCCGCAGCCGACGGCGCGACCGCCACTGCGGTCACCCCGCGTGGGCTGAACATCCTCGCCTTCGGGGACTCGATCACCGAAGGCGTCAAGACGCTCGGCGCCGACCCCTTCACCGACTCGATCCAGGGCTACGCCTGGCGCCTGACCGAGACGCTCGGCGCCGAGGTCGGCGTCGTCGGGTACGGGCGTCAAGGCCTCGCGATCGACGGGCAGGGCAACGTGCCGGCGTTCGGGATCACCTGGCCGTCCCTGTTCAATGGCGTCGCCCGCGACTTCGACACCAGCCCGCCCGACCTCATTGTCATCAACCAGGGCACGAACGACTCCGGTGACATCACCGCCCCGTACACGGCGGTCCTCAACGCCATGCTCGCCGCGATCCCGGAGACGACGCAGATCGCGGTGATGCGCCCGCTCGGCGGCTACCACGCCGCGCAGATCCAGGCTGCTCGCGCTGCCTGCACGGACCCTTCTCGCGTTACCTACATCGACACGACCGGGTGGTGGGACCCGACGGACTCAAGCGACGGCCTTCACCCCTACGGCTACACGAACGTGGCCCGCACCTCCCCGCTGCTCGCCGATGCCCTGCGCCCGCTGCTGCCGGGTGGCGGCGGGGCGTCGAACCTGTTCCTCATCACCGACGACGGCGAAGTGCCCATCGGGTCCGCGCTGCTCTAGCCGCCCCCGAAGAAGCGAACGATCGGCTCCGGCTTCCAGTTGGAGGCGTCGGCGTGGTCTCCGGAGGTCTCGATGGTCGACACCTTGAGCCCGCGGCTCCGAGCGTCCGCAGCGCACACGTCGGTGTTGGTCGCCTTCGGTACGAGGGTGTCACCCGGGCTCGCGAGAAACAGCAGGCGCGCCGAGCCGCGGCGGAAGTGAACGGGCTGTACGGACGCGATGGGCTCGTTCTTGTAGGCGGCGTCGATCGACTCCGCGAACACCTTGCGCACCGTCCGCGCGTCGCAGACGGGGTACACCGCGACCACCGCGCGGGCCTTGAGCGACGTGACGAGCGGGAAACCCGAGAGAGCGCCCATCGACTCCGCCAGGAGGTACCGCTCGGTCAGACCTCGAGCGCTCAGTGTGCGCGCGAGCTCGCGATAGTCCGAACGGCTTTCCGGCGCACCCCAGGCGTTCCCGCCCGCGTCGGCGCCGGCAACCGCGTAGCCAGCACGAAGCAAGCCCGCAGCGGTCTCGTCCCGCAGGTCCGTCGAGAACAGGGCGTTCCCGTCCGCGGCGGCGCCGTGCATGTAGATCACGACCCGGCGCGTCTTCGACTTCGGCAGCGCCAGCACAGCGGGGCCGCCAGCGTCGAGCGTCTCGATCTCGGACGCAGCCTCGACCACGGGCGGGCGCGGGGCGCGTGTCACGGGCTCGGGCGCAGCGCTGCCACCGCAGCCGGCCAGAAGCACCAGGGGCACGAACCACCGTCTCGCGATCACCGCGCGCACCTTATCGGCGCCCCCTCTTCGCGCTGAGAAGCGGAGTCCTCTTGTAGTGCCCCACGACCTCTGAAGGGAGGCCGCATGATCCCGTCACTCATCGCCCTCGCGGCGGTCCTGCTTGTCTGCGCCCTGATCGCCCGCGAGTGCTTCAAGCTCGTCACGCTCGAGCGCCGGCACATGGCCGAAGAACGCGCCACGTGGGCCACCGAACGCGGTGATCTGCTCCAGCGCATCCAAGCCCCGGAGCAGGCCGTCATCGACCACAGCGTGCAGGAGATGGCCCCCGCGGTGCGTCCCGTCGCGATGGACGACGACCGTGCCCAGTGGGCCGCCATGGGCGTTGACCTGCCGAAGGACGAGCTGGCCGAAATGGCCTACCAGGCTGAGCTCGCGTGAGCCTCATGGACGCCGCCCGTGAGCGGCTCGCCCCCCAGAAGGACCCGACCGGTGCAGCGATTCCCCGGGACATTGAGGAACGCACCCGCCGCGGACGCAGGGAGATGCTGAAGGACGCCCCGAAGCGCCGGCTGTGCATGCGGTTCGAGCGCGGTGACACCTACTGGTTCATCACCGAGAAGGGCGCTCTCTCCTACCAGCCGACGGTGACCGCGGCGACGGGTGGCGGCAAGCCCTCCCACCGCATCCGCAACAAGTACAACTTCATCCGGCCGATCGTGCAGGCGAAGGTCAGCGCTGCCACGCAGCGCGTCCCGTCGTACGAGGTCAGCCCGTCCACCACTGACCCCGCCGATGAGGGAGCGTCCCGCCTCGCGGAGTCCGTAGCCCTGTACGGGTACGACAAGTGGCGCCTGCGGTCGGTGACGACGAAGGTCGCGACGATGGCGATCGGTCACGGCGGCGATGGGTTCGCCATGCCGTACTTCGACCAGGACGTTGGCCCCTACGTCGAGGTCGACGGGGAGCAGGTCGGCATGGGCGAGATCCGTGTCCTGACCCTGTCCGGGAACGAGGTGTACTGGGAGCCCGGCGTCGACTTCAACGACTCCCGCTGGTACTGCATCGAGCGCGCCCGCCCGATCGACGAGCTCCGCAGCCTGCCCGGCTACATCGGCGGCAAGGTCGTCCCGGACGCCTCCACCTCCGACATCCCGACCGACCGTGAGGGCCGCGACAACCTCGCGATGGTCACCGAGTACCTCGAGCGCCCCAGCCCCAAGTACCCCGAAGGCCGCCGTTTGGTCATGGCCGGCGGCAGGGTCATCACCGACCGGCGCCTCGTCAACGAGACCAGCCGATACGCATGGGAGGGCTACCCCCTCAAGGACGCCTCCGGCCGTGTCCTCGACGAGCCCGTCCTGCATCGGCTGTCGTACACGCAGGACCCGGAGCTTGATCGTGACTTCGGGCTGACGTGGCAGCTCATCGACTTCCAGCGGACCGCTCAGGACGCCTACAACAAGATCGCGGAGTGGAAGAACCGGTGCCTGGTCCCGCAGATCATGGCCCCGGTTGGCAGCATCACCACGCCCCGCACCGACGTGCCCGGCGACATCATCTACTACAAGCCGATCGCGGGCATGAAGCCGGAGTGGGAGCAGGTCCCCCCGACCCCGGACAGCCTGTTCCGGACCGCGCAGGAGATGCGCGCAGCGATGCGCGAGATCGCCCAGGACCAGAACCTGGACGCGAACGCCGCCGCGTCCAACACGCAGCAGATCATCGAGCAGTCCCAGAACCGGTGGCAGTCCTTCCTCGGTGACCTCGCGGAGTTCCACTCCCGACTCATGCGGCACTGCCTGCTGCTCGTCGGGGCGCACTACACCGAGCCGCGCCTGCTCCAGATCCGTGGCCGGTTCGGCCCGTACCCGATCAGGGACTTCCGTGGCGCGCAACTCATGGGCCAGGTCAGCGTCACCGTCCTGCCCGGCAGCCTCGCCGCCCGCTCGCACGACGAGGTCACCAAGCAGGTCTTCGCGTACTTCGACCGCGGCTGGATCAGCGGCCAGGCAGCCATGGCAGCGATCCAGGGCGGCAACGCGGAGAAGCTGATCGAGGGCTTCGAGCTCGACATCAGCCGCGCGAACCGGATCATCCAGAAGATCAGGGACGGGTCGGTGATGGACATGCCGTCCGCCCCGATGACCGACCCGACCACTGGTGGCCCCGTCACGGAGCAGGTGCTTGGCCCGGACGGTCAGCCGATCTTGGACGTGAACGGGATGCCGCAGACGGTGCCGTCGCAGGTGCCCGGCTGGATGCCCCGCGACTACGACACCCCCGAGGTGTGGAAGCACGTCTTCAGCGACTGGCTGAAGACCGAGGACGCCGCCTCGCTGCCTGAGGAGATGCAGGCCGTCGCGCAGAACATCTACGACGGCATCCTCCGCGTGCAGGCCGACCAGCAGGCCCGCGCCGCAGCCGCGCAGACCGCGCAAGCACAGGCACTGGGTGCAGCGAACGCCGCGAAGCCGCAGGACAAGGGTCTCCCGTCCCTGCCTGGCGGCACCGGCACCCCGCTTCCCACCTAACCCCTTCGCGCCCCCCTTTGGGCGCAGAGCCAGAGGACACGGCCCCGGCCCCCTCTCGGACGCAGCACCCCGCGGACACGCCACTACCGGCCCCGCCCTAACACAGGAGACCCACTCGCATGAGTGACCAGGACCCCCAGGCCCCCGTCGTGGACACGCCTGACGCTGCCATCGAGCAGCACAACGACGAGCAGACCATCGACTGGGAACAGCGGCACCGGGAGGCCCAAGCATGGGGCACCCGCGCATCCCAGGAGAACGCCGAGTACCGGCGTCAGCTCGACGCGCTCAGGAACGGTGACCGTGAAGCGTTCGCGGCACTCGGCCTTGAGCTTGCCGACCAGGAAGAAGACGAGGACCCCGTGCAGGACTACGGGGAGACCGACGCGCAGTACGAGGCCCGCATCGCGGCCCTCGAGCAGCGCTTCGAGCAGCAGACGCAGGACGCCCGTTTCACGCAGATCGAGACACACGTCGAGAAGCAGCTCGACGCCCTCCCTGACGTGGACGAAGCGACCCGTGACCTCGTCGTGAAGCTCGCCGTCCAGATGGACCCGGCCGAGAACGGCATGCCCGACATCCAGGGCGCCTATGCCGCACTCGAAGCACGGGACCTCGCGCGCCAGAAGGCGTGGGCGGAAGGCAAGAAGTCAGCCCCCAGGGTCAGCCCGGTCGGCCAGGCAGGCACCCAGAACCCCGCAATCTCAGAGATGACGCCGGAGCAACGCGCCGAGTTCATGGCGCAGCGCCTCCACGACATCGACGGGTGACCCGGGTCCCACTCACTCAAGTCACAAGGAGGAGCCCTCATGGCTTCCACCACCATCGCGTCCCTGAGCACCGTGCTCAAGGAGGTTTACACCTCCGAGACGCTCAAGAAGCAGTTCTACGACGACAACCCGGTCCTCGCGAAGATCCGCCAGGTCACCGGCACCGTGATCGGCCGGCAGGCAACTGTCCCGATCCAGACCGGCGCGAACGGCGGCTACACGTCCGTCGGCCCGAACGGTGGCTCACTGAACCCCGCGGGGGCGCCCGGCGTCTCCACGGCCACGTACACCCTGGTGTACAACTGGATGCAGATCGCGATCGAGGACGCCGTCCTCAACCAGTCGAACGGGGGTTCCACGAGCGTCGTGGACGCCGTCGACTTCACGATGCAGGACGCCATCCAGGCGATGAGCCGTCAGATCAGCCGGCAGCTCGTCGGTGACGGCACCGGGTTCATCGCCCAGTGCGCGACCACGACGGCGTCGACCACGCTGCTTCTCGCTCCGGCGGGCCGCGGCGCGAACGCCATCGCCCGCAACCACCTCCGGGTCGGTCTCCCGATCGACATCGGCACCACCGCGGACAGCGATTCGCAGGCGTCCGGTGTGTTCATCACCGACGTCAACCCGGACCCGGCGGCCCCGAGCCTGACGCTCTCGAGCGCCGTGACCGCGGGCGCGACGCACTTCGTGAGCATCGCCAACCCGAACAGCGTGACCGCGACGAACACGGAGCTCAACGGCTTCCGGAACATCGCGGGCTCCAACACGACCCCGCTCGGCGGGATCGATCCGGCGGTGGCCGGCAACGGGTTCTGGAAGCCTGCGGTCGTCGACTCGACGGCAGCGGTGTGGAGCATCGCGAAAGCAGCGGCGCTTCAGCAGTCCGTGTTCCAGAACACGGGCAAGTTCGACGTCCAGGTGTTCACGTCCCCGAAGCAGGCGACGGCCATGTACACCACGCTCCAGAACCAGGTTCGGTTCGCGGGCGAGATGAACATGGGCGCGGGTGGCGTCGGCGGCCTGGTCGGCCTGTCGTGGAACGGCCAGGGCATCAACGTGATGCCGGACATCTACGACTCGGACTGGTTCCTCATCAACCTGGCGGACCTCGTCCGTGTCACGGGCGCGATGAAGGACCCGACCTGGGTGTCGGAGACCGAGGGCCGCGGCAAGTCGCTCGGCTGGTCGCAGGGCACCACGCAGTTCGTGGACGGCGTGCGTTGGCCGTTCCAGATCGGTGCGGCGCGTCGCAACACGCACGCCGCGGCGGTCGCTCTGTCCTAGCAGTTCCTGCGGCCCCGGCTTCGGTCGGGGCCGCCCCCTTCTTCTAGAGAGGCAGGTTCGCCATGTGGCTTCCCCCCAGCGCCCGCGAGCGCGAAGCGATGGACATCCACAAGCGGCAGATCGCTGAGGGCGCGATCCGTGACGCGACTGCCGAGTACTGGACCCGGGAGCTCCGCAAGATCGACCCGAACCTCGCACTCATCAAGGCGAACGAGAACGCTCAGGCGGTCGGCTTGAAGCCCGGCTACTGGCATGTGATGCGCGCCGTCGACAACGACGTGACGACGCTCCTGCCCGTGGTCGGCGATGACGGTGAGTACGTCGAGCCGACTGGCCGACTCCTCGAGATGGTGAAGGCCGGTGATTTGCAGAACGAGCAGGCGATGCGTGCTCGCCAGGAGTTCGACCGGCGTCGTGCCGCTGAGCGTGAGCGTGACCGCCTGCGTGAGCGTGAGGAGCGCAAGGAGGAGATGGCTGAGCGCCTGTCGTCGATGCAGAACGTGAGCGTCGGTTGGCGTAAGGAAGCGGCGTGAACTTCGGGGTTCTCAAGAGCGAGGTGCTCGCTCGCGGCTTCAACTTCCAGGACGCTGCCCGGGTTGGCCGGTGGGTCAACCAGGCTCACGCGGAGCTGTGCGACCAGGAGGATTGGCCGTTCCTTCAGGCAGCGGAGACGGGCGTGCCCCCGCTGGCGATCTCGGACCTCGGTGTCGTGCTGGGCGTGTCGTGCGGAACCATTCAGCTTGCGCCGGCCGATCAGATCCAGCTTGAGGACGACTACTCGGACCTGACGGTTCAGGGGGCGCCCACTTTCTACTTCCCGACGACGACGGGGATCGGGACGTACCCGTTGACGACGGACGAGATCCGGGTGCGGTACTCCCGGGTCCCGGACGACATGACGGACGACTCGGATGAGCCGTTGCCGCCCGCTCGCTTCCACGAGCTCATCGTGCTGGGTGCTCTGCGGCGTGCGGCGCTTGAGGAGTCCGATGGCCCGGACTATCAGACGTTCGACGCTGAGTGGCAGCGCGGGGTGCAGACCATGCGTGAGCGGGTGCTGTTGTGGCATCGCGACGGCAACCAGTCGATGTTGATGACCGCTGACCACGGGGATTCCTAGTGCCTCTGTCCCCGGTCACTGTCGAGAAGTTCGGTGGGCTGCGGCTCTCGTCCGACCCTGAGGACGTGGGGGTGAACGGAGCGACCGACATGCTGAACGTCGAGCTCGCCGACGATCTCTCTTACGTGCGGACGCGCGCGGGCAGTTCCGCGTTGGCGACTGGCTTCGGCTGGCAGCCTCGAGCGTTTGCACCAGCGGTCTTCAACAGCTCACACGTGATGCTTGCGACTGGGCAGGTCGGCAGCGACTACCAACTGACTGCGGTCGGCGTGACGGGAACCAAGACATTCCTTGGGGCCTGGCCGAGCGGTGGTGTTGGGGCCGGCTACACCGCGCCGCAGATCGTGACGTTCGGCATCCCGACAGCGAGCTTCGCTTTCGTTGCGTGGGGCGGCACGCCTTTGCAGAGAACCGATGGTGTCGGTGTTGGCCCTTCTGTCGGCAGCCCCGGCTACATCGCGGCAACGCCGCAGTCCAATCGGTTGGTTCAAGGCTGGTTCTATGACGCTGCGGACGTCCCGGTGGGTGCGAACGGAACGACGTCAACCGTGTACTTCAGCGATGCCGGGGCACCTGAGACCTTCAGCCCGAACAACTACGTACACCTTCGCCCCAACGACGGCGAGGACATCACGGGGATCATCACGTGGCGCGAGTTGCTGTTCGTGTTCAAGAGGTCACGGGCGTTCGTGTTCTACGGCGAGTCCACCGATTCGACGGGGCAGCCGGTCTTCAACTACCGGGAGATTTCGCTCCCGGCGAACATCAGCCCGCAGATTTCCGCGTACCGGTGCGTGGCCTCCACTGCGAGCGGCGTCTACTTCACGACGACCGATGGCATCTACAGGACGACCGGTGGCACCCCTACGAAGGTGTCCAGCGTCATCGACTATTCGGGGTTCGTTCAGCCGGGACACCTCGGGACCGTTGGCGACCGGGTTTTCCATCAGGTCATCGTGTATGGGGAGGACGAGCGGGCCGGCCACTTCGTATTCAACGAACGCAACGAGTCTTGGACCTACTACGAACTAGGCCCGGCCATTTCTGGTGCTCCCGTCGTCGGGTGGCCGCAGGCGTTCCCGATCCGGAACACGTTCTTCTTCGGCGATGCAACGTCGTTGCACATGAGCTTGTACGGGGCGGCGGCTGAAGACAACGGTGTTCCGATGCCTTCGCGGTATCGGATGGGCGTCAGTGATCTTGGGTCTGCGGCGCAGAAGGTCGTGCGTGAGGTTCTCGTTGATGGCTCCGGGGTGGTGGAGGTTGGCTTGGGTGGCGACTGGGCCGCGAACCCGGCGGGGGACACCGTGACCCTTGGGACGGCCCCGGCGGTGGCTCAGGGGCGTGGCAGGACGGCTGTGCGCGCCCGCAACTTCCGTGTGCAGATCAGCGCGTCGAGTGGCGCCTGGTCCGTGAGCCGGCTGACGCTGCATCTCAGGTCGCAGCGGCCGACGGGGGTTGAGTCCCGGTGAGCCTCCCAGACCCCTACGTCCTTGACGAACAAGGTCGTCTTGTTGGGGAGAGCGTGCAGCGCAACTTCGACGCGCTCGCTACCGAACAGCAGCAGTCGCGCATCATGGCCGGCGTCGTGTTCCCCGCCTATTCGGCTTCGTCGCTGACGCCGACGGTGACGGTCGCGCATGGGTTCGGCCGGGCGCCGGTCAGTGTCGTGGCGACTGTCGGCAACGGTGGTCATGTCGCGCACTCCTCCGGGTCGTCCTCGGTCCTGTCGTTCTTCAGCGAGACGCTGACTGGTGGTGCCACTACGGGCGCCGTGGGCGTCTACTACATCGCGGTCTTCTAGGGGGTTTGCATGGCATCTAGTCAGAAGGCTGCGTTGGCTGCGTTCCAGGCGCAGCAGAAGCGTGCTCAGGCCGCGTCCGCGTCGGCGCTCGCGGTGGCGAAGGCGAAGGTCCCGAAGGCCCCGGCTGCTCCGAAGGCTGCTGTCCCGGCGGCGTCCCCGTATACGCCACCTGTTTCCCCCGTGGGGGTGCTGCCGATCGATCTTCAGGTGGGTGTGGATTCGGCGGCGCAGGGCGCGCAGGCGAATCTCGCGAACACGGTGGCCGGGCTGGATCAGGCGGCGCAGCGGGCGCAGCGTGACGCGGGCTACAACGTGAATCTGGCGACGCAGTCGTTCACGGTCGATCCGTCGAACCCGTACTCGAGGGCGTCAGCGATCCAGCGGGCGTATGACCAGTCGAAGGCTGGGGCTACGAACTCGATGGCGGCCCGTGGGCAGTTGTACTCGGGGTCGTTGCAGAACGCGCAGAACGAGAACACGCGCGTGTTCGGGGAGAACGACAACGCGAACCGTCAGCAGCTTCTGGATTTCTTGGTGCGGACTGAGGGCGCGAAGACGCAGGCTCAGACGGATGCGTCGAATGCTGCGGCGGCTGCGCGTGCTGAGGCGATCCGGGCGGCAGCGGAGCGTGCCCCGGTGGATTCGGGGCCGCGTACGCCGGCCGGGAATCCGTTGCCGGTGCCTGGGTCTGGCCCGTTGCAGAACCGTGATTTCGCGGCTGAGTGGAAGGCGTCGCTGGCTGCCCAGGTGGCTGCTCAGGTGGCTGCCGAGAAGAAGGCCGCATCCAAGAAGAAGGGGAAGCCCTGATGGCTGACTACACCGATGTGAAGCAGGCCGACGGGACCGTCCGGCGCACCTTCAAGAAGGGCTCTTACGGGAAGGGCACGGGCCGCAAGCAGCGTGTCATCGTTGTGGGGAAGCCTGTTGATCCGTTCGCGACTGCGGCTGCTTCTGCGGCGACGCAGAAGTACGCGCCGGCTGAGGAGCAGCTCACGGTCTCGCAGCGCGCTCAGGCGCAGCGTTCGCAGGACGTGGCTGGCTGGTACGACACGTACAAGCAGCAGGTGGCTCAGGCGACGCAGCAGAACCAGGCGGCGGCTCAGGCCGGTCAGGCGAACTTGACGGCGCTTGGTGCATCGGTGGGCGCGAATGATCGTGCGGGGCAGGCGCAGATCCAGGCGCAGATGCAGGCGGATGCTCAGGCGCGTGGCGCGAGTGTGGACCCGAACGTGGGTGCCCGGATGCTTGAGGGGTCCGCTGTGCGTGGCGGGAATCTTGCGAGCTCGCAGGCATTGCAGGCGTTCCAGGCGTTGCAGCAGGGCACTGTGGACCGGCAGAAGGGCGTTGCGGGCGAAGGACTAAGGGTCTCGGCGCTTCAGTCTTCGGCTGCGAAGTCGTCGGATCTTGAGCGGCAGGCTGCGGAACTCGCGAAGGAGAAGGGCGCGTTCCGTGTCGACTACCGGGACAAGCTCGCTGACGACGCCAAGAAGCAGGCGCTCGAGGACTTCATCACCAAGGAAACGCTGGGCATCAAGAAGACGACTGCGACCGCGCAGGTCACCGCGGCAAAGGCGAAGGTCGCTTCGACGAAGACAGCGGCGAAGGAGAAGGCCGCGGCCCCGAACCAGTACGGCTACTCGAACGCTGACTGGGGGAAGATGACCCCGGCTCAGCGGCAGGCGGCCATCAAGGACTTCAAGAAGAACACGGCGCTCCCGAAGGACCCGAAGGCCAAGAAGCCGGTGAAGGTCAAGCCGTCAACTGGGCTTGGGTCGCTGACGCCGGTCCAGGCAGCGAAGTACGCGGGCACGGTCCCGAAGCTCGCTGCCGCTCTGGCGAAGCAGACGCCGGACCAGCTTGTCGCGTCCGGACCGTATTCGCCTGAGGTGAACCGGACGCTGGTGCGCGCAGCGATGGACATCAAGGCGTACGACGCGGTGACTCCCGCGACGGTGAAGCGCCTGCATGACATCGGTGTGCAGATCCGCGGGAACTTCAAGCAGATCAGCGCGGAGAAGGCTCGCGCGATCGCTGCGGCCAACAGCGTTCTGGACGTGGGCTGATGCCGAACTCGGACCGGGTTGACCGGGCTCAGAAGGTGCGGCGCGTGAAGCGTGCCCCGACGGCGGCTGAGAACCGTGCGGCGTTCAAGGAGATCCAGCGGAACGTCAAGGCGGTCCCGAAGACGAAGGCTGATGTCGTGGTCACGCGTCGGGTGGTGCGTGCTGCGAAGGCTGGCCCGGTGGCGAAGGCCCCGAGTGTTAGGCGTGCCCGTGCGGCGGTGAAGGAGACGCAGGCGAGCGCTGTTCGTGCGTCGGCGCGGTCTGAGCGGGCGAGTGAGCGCCCGGACGCGGACCTGATCGTCGAACGCTTCAAGCAGTCGAAGGCGTACCTGGACGCCTACCAGGACGCGCGGGCGGCGAATGTTGAGCGCACGGGCTCCGGGATCTTGGGGAAGGACTCGGTGCGCCGGTCGCTCGAGAAGCGGGACAAGCGCGAGACGTTCAAGCACCAGGACGGGTTCGACCAGCCCCGGTCCGACGCGGAGGTCCGGAAGTTCCTCCTCGATGGTCAGCCCGTCGCACGCGGCAAGGGCATCGACGTTGTCAAGGCGGACATGGCTGCGGGCAGCTTGAAGGTGCTTGAGCAGCTCACCCGTCCGGTGCATGCGACGGCCGGCGCTGCGGACGCTGCCTTGAAGGGCGAGAACGTCCCGAAGGCCGCGCTGCGTGGTATCCGCAACCAGGACAAGAAGCTGTTCAGTGACGTGCTGAAGACGGCTGGTGCCCCGAAGGTCGTGCAGACCGTGGGCGGGTTCGGTCTTGATGTGCTGGCTGACCCGACGACGTACCTAACGTTCGGGACGGGGACGTTGGCGAAGAAGGCCGCGGTCGCTGAGGCGAAGCGTGTGCAGGAGAAGGCGTTCAAGGCGGGGCTGTCCAAGGAGGCCGCGGAGCGGTTGGGGCGTCTGGCTGGTGAGCGTGCGCTGAAGGCAGCCCCGGAAGGCAAGGGACTGACGGTCCGGTTCGCTGGCAGGGAGGCTCCTGGTGTCCGACGTGGAACGGCGGCTGCTGCTCGTGGGTCGCGTCGCGCTGTCCGCGTTTCGACTGACGCGACGGGCCGCACGATCAATCGCGCTGGCTCGGCTGTCACGCCGACCCGGGCTAAGCCGTACGTGAAGGGCAAGCGCGACGCCGTCGTGAACGCCGGTCGGGCGGTTGGCCCCGGCAGCAAGAACCTGGTCCGGGACGTTCGCCCGACGCTGACCCCGGCTGGGATGAACGCCAGCGAGTTCGCCCGGGTCCATGACGCTGCGGCTGCGGCACGTGGCAAGAGCGCCGCGGCCACCGAGGCGGCGCAGAGGTTTGCTCGCGCCGTGCAGAAGCATGTGCCGGCGAAGGCTGACCAGGCACGGGTCATCGACGCGATCGAGCGGAAGAAGATCGGCTCGCTCCCGGAGCATCTGCGGCAGCCCGCGATCCGCATCCGTTCCGAGCTTCGTGGTCAGCGTCGTACGGCTACCCGTGCCGGTGTCGCGGTCCGCAACGTGGAGAAGGGACGTCAGCCCGGCGACGCACGGGGCTACTTCCCGCACGCTCTCGATGAGGCCCTGACCGCTGGCAAGGGCGTTGACGAGGCGGCGAAGGTCGCGGGGGTTGGGCGCCGGACGATCAAGCTGGGCGCGGCCCAGAAGCGCGCGGACCGCCGGCCGATCAGCGCGATCAACAAGGAGACCCCCGGCAAGTTCAGTGAGGATCTCCCGCTCGTCCTGGCGAACCACATCTCGCAGACCGGTAACGCTGCCGCTCGAGCCCAGTTCAACCGGGAGCTCGCGAAGGTCGGCCGCCCGGTCAAGTTCGAGGACAACATCGTCCTGAGGAACGACGAGGCCCTGTACGCGATCAAGGGCTCGGACATCAAGACCGTCAAGGCCGGCGACTCCCGCATTGAGGGCGCCCGCTATTTCGCGATCAACAAGAACCTCGCGGAGCGTGAGCTTGCGTCACTGGCCCCGATCAAGGAAGCAACGGCGATCGGCCGTGCTTTCAACCAGGGGAACCGTGGCTTCAAGCGCCTGGCGACCCTGACCCCGGCGTTCCACATCCGCAATGCCATCGGTGACACGCAGCTCGCCTACCTCTCACAGCCCGGGCATCGCCTCGCGGTGAACAGTGGGCAGGCCGTGAAGGTGCTCCGTTCCCAGCGCAGGCAGGGCAAGCAGGTGGATCGCCTTGAGTTTCCGCGCGCGTCCGGGAAGACCGTGAAGGTCGGCGGGAAGCGTGTCCCGGTGGAGCAGGTGTTGAAGGCGTCGCAGGACAACGCCGCCACGCAGACCGGGTTCATCGGCCGCGAGCTCAACGACCTGGTGGGCCGTGACCCGACGGGCGCGGTGAAGAAGGTGCGGCGTGGCAGCGGCGCGATCCAGAACACGTTGCAGGCACGCGAGAACCTGATGCGCGTGAGCACGTTCAAGCACGGGCTCGACGAGGGCAGGGACGCCGCGAAGGCTGCCCGCATCAGCCGTCGCACCCACATCGACTACGGGGACCTGACGGACTTCGAGCGGCAGGCTCGCCGGCTCATGCCGTTCTACACGTTCAGCGCCCGGTCGATCCCGCTGCACGCGGAGAAGCTGTTCACGAACCCGGGCAAGTTCGCGCAGTACCAGAAGATCCGTGAGGAGGGCGCGAACGCTCTCGGGCTGGCGGACGGGTATGAGCTGACGCAGCAGGAATTTCAGCAGCGCATGGCCGCGATCCCGGCGGGCAAGGCCCTGCTGATTAGCGCGGGGCTGCCGATGCCGTCCGCGCTCAATGAGCTGCCGACGTCTCTGAATGCTGGGGCGTACGCGAAGGAGCTTGGGCAATTCGCGACGTCGCAGATCACTCCGCTGGTCAAGGCGATGGTGGAGCTTCAGACGGGGAAGAACACGTTCAGCCGGACGGACATCGAGCCGCCGAACCGGACGCTGGTTCCTGCCCCGATCTGGGCGGCGAAGCTGCCGGAGGCGATCCGGGAGAAGCTCGGGGTCACGACGATCACGGATCGCAACGGTGCCCGTGTGCCGGCGTGGCCGGGCAAGACGAACTACCTGGCACGTCAGGCCCTAATCGGTCCGCTTGGGCAGGCCAACTCGATCAGCACCCCGGGCACGAACCCGCGGGGAACGACGGGGACGCTCAAGACGGTCTCGACGGTTTCCGGCATCAAGATCGACAAGGTCGACGAGATCGGCACGAAGCTGACGGGGCTCTACAAGGAGCAGAAGAAGCTCACGCAGAAGGTCGGTGACATGCGCCTTGAGCGCAAGGCCGTCGGCCGGGACGGGTTCTACACCCCGGAGTATGAGGCGCTGCTTGATGAGCAGAAGGCGTTGACGGACACGATCGACCGGCTGAAGAAGCAGGGCGGCCAGAAGGACGCCCCGACCGGTAAGCGCCGGGTGAAGCGCTCGAGCGGTGGCAGCGGCGGTTGGGGTGGGTCCTCAAGTGGCGGCTCGGGTGGGTCGTCGCCGTGGGGTGGCAGCAGTGGTGGGTCTTCGTCTTCTAGCGATCCGTGGGGGTAGGGCATGGCACTGACGCCGGAACAGAAGCGGGTGCTCGCTGCGATCAAGCGCGGGGCGGTCCGCAACAACGCTTCCCCGAAGCAGATCAAGGCAGCGGTCGAGACGGGCCTGGTGGAGAGCAACCTGCGGCAGCTCAACTACGGGGACGCAGACTCGATTGGGTGGCGGCAGGAGCGCAAGTCGCTGTACCCCGATGCGGCGAACCTCGACAGGTCCGTGGACCGTTTCTACAAGGAGACGGCGGCGGTCAAGCACAAGTACGGGACGGCCGGCGCGCTTGCGGCTGCGGTGCAGCGTCCCCGCGAGGATCTGCGTGGGAAGTACCAGGAGCGGTCGGCTGATGCTGAGGCGCTGCTGAAGGGGCTTGGCGCGGGTGGGGGCGGTGGCGGGTCGCGCACGGTCACGACGCCGGGAACGACTACGTCACGGCAGGTCCCGGACGAGTCGGCGCGCAAGGTCGCGCTCGCTCAGTACCTCCTCAACCGGGGCAATCCGTCGGCTCTCTCGTCTCTTGCTGTGGGCCTCTCTGACGCGGTGAAGACGGAGACGACCACAACTCCCGGGACGACCCGTCGCGTGGCGTCAGGCGGGGGTTCTGCGCCCGCTCAGACGACCTCGGGCGGGCAGCGGAAGTTCAAGGTCGCGGAACTGTTCTACGACCCGGGCGTCAGCCTCGACAACGGGCAGAAGGTCGCCCCGATCGGCGGGCACTCCGATCACGTCCACGTCTCTTTCGGCAGTGACGCCGGCCGCCGGATCGGACTGGCCCTGGCGAAGAAGTACGGGTTGACCGTGACGTCCGAGGGCGGGGGCAAGCACGCTGCGGGCTCGTTCCATTACCGCCAGTTCAAGGACGGTAAGAGTCAGGGCGTCGACTTCGCTGGCCCCCCGGCGGCGATGGCCCGCTTCAACAAGGCCGTTGCCGCAGCAGCGAAGAAGACGTGAGCACCCAACGCCCCGCCGGGAACCCTGCAAGGTCCCCGGCGGGACTACACCGGGAGGAAGCCCGATGCCCCGCAACTCTCTCCGACTGGGGGCGCCATGACTACCCCTGAGATCCCTGGGCCGCCCAAGGCGGACTGGTGGAACGTCTGGCTGTTCCGCATCGCAAACGTCGTCGGGCTCATCCTGATCGTGCGTGAAGCAGTGCTCCCGCGGCAGGACGGGGCAGAACCCTCTTGGCCGATCCTCCTCGTTGGGCTCGCGCTCATCTCCGGGTCGATCGGCATCCAGTTCCTACTCAAAGGAGGGGGACGGTGAGCGTTCACCCGCAACGACGTAGCGCAGACCAAGCCATGCCCAACCGTGTAGGGCGTTGGGTGTCCCAGCACCGTGACCGGATCATCGGATCGGTCCTCGCGATCGTCGCGGCCGTATCGATTGTCACCGCGGTCTGGCTCCAGTTCAACAACGCGGCCGACGCACGCCGCGACCAGAACGCCCGGACCGAATCGCAGCGGACGTGCAAGCGGTCCTACCAGCTCGGACCAGCGTTCGCCGACTTCTACCGCCGCAACGGCCTCGACCCGAAGGCCGTGAAGCTGTACGTCAAGAGCATCCCCACGGGCCGCACGATCGCGGAGGCGTGCCCGTGAGCTTCGATGACGTCCTCCGTCGTATGCCGCAGTCCACGGACGCCTGGTCGTGTCCGTGGTTCGAGTCGCTGCTCGTCTGCTTCATCGCAGCCGCAGCCCTCGGTTTCAGCAGCGCGAAGGTGCTCGGCCTGGTGCCGGCGGTGCTGGCCGTGGCTGTGATCGGCTGGCTCCTCGGTACCCGCAAGCGTGGGGGCGCCGCGTGCTGATCGTCTTCGCGTACCTCTTCCTCGTTCTCGGGCTGATTGCCCTGGCGCTCGCGATGCGCCGCCGCCGCTTGTAGCTCACCTACGGCCCTAGGAGGCCCACATGAAGACCGTGACTCTCGGCGTCAGCCCCAAGCTGATCGCTGATCTTCTGACGTCCATCGTCGCGTTCGCGCTCGCGTACTTCGCGGTCGACCTCGACCCGACCGTGGCCGCCCTGCTCGCGAAGGCCATCGGTGCCGTGGCTGCGTACCTGGCTCCGGCCGGTGAGGTGCTCCAGGTCACCGATGCGCCGCCCGTCGACGTGGTGAACGTCCGATGAGCGCGACCGGGCTGACTCTCCCGCAGCGTGTGCGAGCTCGACGGCTCGCGGTGAACAGCATGAAGGTGCTGCTGAAGAACGCGCCGGCCGTCCACTACTCCCAGCGCCCCGACCGTTTCAGCGGGATCGCGCAGCACAAGCGCGCGTACAAGGGCCAGTTCCCCGCGACCTGCGACTGCTCCTCAAGCACGACGTGGGCGCTCTGGGACGCGACCCGCAAGTACAAGCTCGGGGACTTCGTGAACGGCGCCGGGTGGAAGGCGGGGTACACGGGCACGCAGCAGAACCACGGCAAGCGGGTGACGGGCCGCAAGCTGCCTGGTGACCTGGTGTTCTACGGCAACCAGGGCGGCGGGGTCGCGGAGCACGTCGCGATGTACGTCGGCAGCGGTCTGGTGATCTCGCAGGGTTCGGAGCGGGGGCCGTTCTTGCTCCGCTTCGACTATCGACCGGTCGCTGAAGTGCGCCGGTATCTGCGCTGATGGCGCGCCGTACGGGGTATCCGGTGGTGGAGGTCGACGGCATGCTCATGTCGACGGTGTCCGCTACTCGTACGGGTCAGGAGACGGGTAGGGCGGACAGGCTTGGGAAGCCGGTTCGTGTGGCGGATTTGCAGGGCGCTGGGTCGGTGGGGCCCGAGGGTCCTGTTGGCCCGGCTGGTCCGGTGGGGCCGCAGGGTTCCGTTGGTCCGCAGGGACCGGCGGGGCCGAAGGGTGACGCCGGCTCGAAGGGAGAGACGGGCGCTCAGGGTCCCAAGGGGGACACGGGGTCGCAGGGCGCGAAGGGCGACACTGGTCCTGCGGGTGCTGCTGGCGCAAAGGGTGACACCGGCAGTACCGGGGCGAAAGGCGACACGGGGGCAATCGGGTCCGTCGGTCCGACCGGTCCCGCTGGCACGGCGGGGGCGAAGGGCGCGGACGGTGCCTCTCCGTACCTGTACGCGGGGAAGGTGACGACGGTCTCGAGCGGGCTGGCGACGGTCTCGTTCCCGGCCGGCAAGTTCTCCGCTGCCCCGATCGTTCACGCGACGGCTGAAGCCGCGGCGACGACGTCAGTGAACGCGCAGGTGGTCGCTGGGTCGGTGACGGCGACGGGCTGCCAGGTGAAGGCGTGGAGCTCGACGTTGTCGCTGCTTGCGCTTGGGGTGATCAACGCCCCGGCGAGTGGCGCGGTGGTGCATGTGACGGCGATGGCCGCGACGTAGCTAGAGAGCAGTTCAGCAGTCTTGGAGCCCGGCCCCGTGGAAGCACGCGGGGCCGGGCTCTTCGTCGTTCTGGGCGTCCTGAAACGGCCAGAGCCCACCGGGCGGAGACGCGGCGGGCTCTAGCGGGTGTGTCCGGATTAGGACTACACTGCTTCCTAATGGCGACAAGAAAGCTGAGTGCAGCCTAGCGGTTGCGCGACGGAGAACAACCCCTAGGCGGGGCAATTCCTCTGGATCGGTGGAGCGGACGCTAAGCGTGAGAAACGACTTCTAGTGCGTCCAACGATGGAATGCGATGGGACGACGCGGCTCAATCAGGACGAGCGACAGCAGCCAGGCGCACGAATCGGGCGGGGATCTCAGTGGATAGCCACCTAGGGCCTCATAAGCGCAGCCGCACCTCCCTTCTCACCCAAGGGGAAGGGGCTATGGCGTAGGCGGCTCGTACAGGTCGATGCCCTCGCAAAGTGGCCCAGCACCGGCGCCGCATTCGGCTCCCTCGTCGAACGCGAACCGGCCGGCCTCGGTCTGCGACGCGGCGACCTGGTCGATGTCGACGTTCTTGACGCAGCCGATGAACTGCGACTGGCTCACGGAGCCGTACTGGCAGTACCTCGAGATCGCGTCGTCGTCGGAAAGCCCGCTACTACCGCACGCTGTTAAGACGGTCGCTAGACCAAGAAGTAGTGAGGACTGGATGGACGTACGTACGGTTCTGTTCGTTGAGGTTGAGAACCGTTGCTTCCGTCCGCTTGCCGCTGTTAGATAGACACCTCGCCGCGCAGGGTCGCCAGCGGCGAAGTCATCCCTCTGGGGTGGCGCAGGGCGGCCGACTTCCAGGAGCCGTTCAATGGCACAAGGACCTTTGCTGAGGGGCCACGACGGAGGTCGTGGCGAGGACCAGTACACGACGGACGACTTGATGAATGAGGTGTTCGACCTCATGCGCCGTCGCCTTCCGAGGATCGATCCGGACGACCCGAAGCGTGCTGAGGTGATGGCGCTTCTACCAGCGCTTGGCGAAGCTCTGGGACGAGACCGGGTAGTGCCTGTCGGAACACCGAAAGGGCATCACCGCGGGTAGCCCGCTCGAGCGTGTCCAGCCGGTGCTGGAGCGCTTCGACGGTTTCGCGTAGGTCTGGTTCGTCTGCGACCGGCGGGACTTCCCAGCCGGTCCGGAAGAACCATCCGGGGACGCCCGTGCGTTCGCTGACGAGCTGCAAGACCTCGTCGCGGATGACGGCCTGGCCGTTCTCTAGTCGGGTGACTTGGCGTTCGCTGATGCCGAGGAGCTCGGCCCGTTCGGGCTTGCTCATGTTGGCGTAGGCGAAGGCTGCTCGGAGGCGGCCGGCGCGGTCCTGACTTGGGCGTACAACGGACATAGGCCGATGTTGCGACACGGCGTGACCCGATAGGGACTTGACACGTCCAGATTCGGCCCGTATTGTCCTGAACATGCCCACAGCGACCCGATCCGGCCAGCGAGCCGGACGCCACCGTCGGAATCTGGACCTCATCGCCCTGCGAACCAACGCGGGGTTGTCCCGCGAGATGCTCAGCTTCCGGGCTGGCGTCGGTCGCGAGACGATCAGGCTCGCGGAGTCCGGCTTCGTCCCCACCGTTCGCGTGCAGTTCGCGATCGCTCAGGCCCTCGGCAAGCAGCCGCTGGACCTGTGGCCGATCGAGACGCAGAAGGCCGCGCGATGAGCCCCAGCTTCGACGTGAAGGCCGCCCGCGTGAACGACGGCCTGACGCAGCGCGAACTCGCCGCCGAGTGCGAGGTGTCCCTCACGGTCATCCAGCGGCTCGAGGCCGGCACGCCCGTGACGCCCCGCACTGCCAAGCGCGTCGCGGATCGCTTCGGCGTCCAGGTGCTTGACCTGCTCCCCCCGTTGGAGCGGGCGGCGTGATGTTCATCGTCCGCTTCCAGAACCCGGGCATGAGCTCGGCGTCGCACACGGAGCACACGACGCTCCGTCAAGCACAGGCACGTGTCGGTCAGTACGCCCGCAAGTACGGCCGGTCTCCCGGTTACGTCCCGGCCACGATCGTTGAGGCGAAGGCATGACCTGGGTCCTGATCGCAGCCTTGATGCTGCTGCTCGCGAACGAGATCACCCGCTCGAACCGCTTGAGCGAGACCGCCGGCCGACTCCGCTTCGAGAACCGGGACCTACTGGCCGAGGTCGCGGAGAAGGACACGGAGATCGACTTCCTTGCGGGCCTCGCGCTCGAGCCGGTCCTGAAGTCGTGGGAGCCCGCTGACCTGTCGTACTTCGACGAGGCGGCGCGGCACTCGAACGTCGTGAGCCTCTCGGCGGTCCGCGCGGCGCACGGTGGGAGCGCGGCATGAGCGACGAGCCCATCAAGTGCCGCTGCTGCGGCCGATCCCTCGGTGAGCTCCACGCCCTGACCTGCCGTGTCTGGCAGCGCAAGCACGTCACCGCCGCAGACGTGAGGGCCTGAGTCGTGCTCTACCTCGACCCGGCCTACCAAGACTTGACCGATGAGGAGCGCGAGCAGATCGCGGACCGCATCGACGACTTCGCCCCGCATGACTTTTGGGGCAGCGCGTTCCCGATGTACGCGCACCGCACGAACGAAAGGGCCATCCGGCTCTACCAGGAGTACCGCGCCCGGCGCGACGTCGCACCGCTCAGCTCGGCAGTCACCCGACTGCCTCGAGCCGCCTGAACCCCTTCCACCCAAGGAGCACCTGTGCCCCCCTTGAAGTTGATCGGTCCGACACACCCGGACCCGCCGCGCTGCGAGCGCTGCGATGCCCCGACCCGTGAGCTCCACATGCAGGCCCGGCATCCGGTCACGGACGCCCGTATCTGGTGCTGCTCCGCACGCTGCTACCAGGCCCTTAGCGGTGCCCCCCTCGGGGTGGCGGCATGACCTCCTTCCGGGTTGGCATGCCCTTCACCAACAGCCTCGGGGAGACCCGGTGGCCCGTCATCAGCCCGAACGGCAAGCAGATCGGTGTCGACACCGGCAGCAAGCGCGCCGCCTCGACGTGCGCCGAGTCTCTGAACGCGGACCCGGATCTGGTGCGCCGCTACACGGAGCAGACGGCATGAACGGCCCGTACGCAGCGACCGGCCACTACCGCGCCACCGACATCGGGGACACCGGCCAGCCCATCAGGCACGCCGTCGTTGACCCCCGGGGCGTCATCCACTCCGACCACCTGCCCACGTTCAACCACGCCATGCAGCTCGCGGCGGACCTGGAACGCGGCATCCACTACATGGAGCGCGCAGCATGAGCGAAGACATCGCCGGCCTCTACAAGAAGCTCGCTGAGGTCATGGGCGAGGTGGGGCGCGTCGCCAAGAACGGCAAGAACACGTTTCACAAGTACGACTACGTCACCGAGGCCGACCTCGTCGACGCCGTCCGCTCCAAGCTCGCGGACCGGAACGTCATCCTCATCCCCTCCGTCGAGGGGGTGGAGGAGCGCACCATCACCACGGACCGGGGCAAGGCGTCGACCGTCACCACCGTCCGGGTCGCGTTCACGTTCTGCGATGGGGACACCGGGGCCACGCACCGTGCCGAGTGGGCCGGCGCCGGGGACGACTCCGCGGACAAGGGCATCTACAAGGCGTACACGGGCGCGCTCAAGTACTTCCTGATGAAGTCGTTCCTGATCGCCACCGGGGACGACCCGGAGAACGATTCGCGCCAGTCGCCCGGTCGGCCCGCTGCGCCGCCGAAGCCTGTCGGTCCCCCGATCGACGCGGACCGCGCCGGGGTCATCGGCCAGAAGATCAGCGACGCCATGACGAAGGGCCTGAGCGGGACCGACCTCAGCCTCATGTTCTCCGCGGCGGGCGCTACTCCGCAGAAGATCGACAAGGCGGCGATCGCGAAGCTCACGGTCGACCAGGCCGACGCGCTCGAGGGCGACCTGCTCAAGCACATCGGGGCGCCGGCATGAGCGTCATCAGCCCGGACCGCATCATCGGCGGCACCGTCTACGAGCGGGAGACCCCCGTGGGCCTGCTCCGCTTCGTGCAGTGCGCGCCCGGCGAGTGGCTCACCGCGAAGGGCGAGCCCGCCAAGAAGCCGCACCGCTCCTACAGCCTCGACGGCACCGAGCTCGACAGCGTCAGCAGCATCGTCGGGTGCCTGGACAAGCCTGCCCTGCTGCACTGGGTGGAGCAGACGACCGCGATCGGCACCGCGCAGGCTTTCCGTCTCGGTGAGTTGGACGAGTGCCCTGACGAGGAGATCGTCGACCGGCTCAAGCTGCTGCAACTCGGCTCGAGCGCCGCGCGTGACATGGGCGCCGATCGTGGGCACGCGATTCACCTCGCCTTTGAGGGGCTCGCGCGCGGCGAGGGGATGCCGGACCTTGAGACGTTCCCGGCGCAGGCGGTGCCGTGGCTGCGTGGCGCGGCCCGCGCGTGGCTGAGAATGTCCCCGGTCGTCGACGTGATCGAGGGAAGCGTCGTCCACCCGGAGCACTCGTACGCCGGCCGCTTCGACCTCATCGCGAAGATCGAAGGGCGCCGCACCCTCGTCGACTACAAGACCAACCGGGGGCGCGTGTACGACTCCGCGCACTACCAGACGCGCTTGTACGCGATGGCCCTGGAGGCGTCCGGCTACGAGCCCGTCGAGGACATCGTGATCGTCGGTGTCGATGACGACGGCGGCGTGAAGCTCGTCCATTGCGAGGCCACGGAGGAGGACGCCCTGTCGCTCCTGCACGTCGCCCGTTCTCGGAAGCGCGTGAACGCTGGGATGGCAGCGCAGAACAAGGCCGCGAAGGCCGCGCTGAAGGCGGCGGCATGAGCACGCTGCCGTGGGACATCGGTGAGGCCGCGCAGGCGCTCCGCAACTCCAGCTCCGCGCAGAAGGCCGCTGAGGACACGCTGCGCAGCGCCGTGAAGGAGTACGCGGCCTGCGAGCAGAGGTACCGGGAGGCGCTCGCTTCCGCAATCACGACGTTGCGTGCCGAGGGCGCAGCCGCCACCACCGCGGCCGACCTTGCACGCGGGAACCCGACCGTCGCCCGCCTGCGATTCGCGCGGGACGTGGCCGAGGGCATGAAGGAGGCGGCAATGCAGGTCGGATGGAGGGCGAGCGCGGACCGCAAGGACGCGCAGTCGCTGGCGCTGTGGAGCATGCGGCGCGAACTCGCGGAGCACGGCGGCGAGGACTCCCGCCTTTCCTTC